GAGGTCCATGGCCTTGGCCAGCTCACCGATGCTCCAGTCGCCGCCCCGGGCCGTGATGAAGGCGAGGATGCGTGCGCGCTGGGCGGCCGACTGGCCTGTCCCGCGGTGCGTGCGGAATGAATCGCAACTGGTGTCGCGTACGTTGGTGAGCATGGCGGCCTCCGGTTACTGGCCGGAAGTCGGCCGGCAATAAATCTGGAAGGTGAGGGTCAGAAGTTCCTCCACCGTGCGGTGGATGTGCTGGCCAACGTCGGTCAGGTCCGCGCGCTCGCGCTTGTCGATCTCGCCGTCCTCGACGGACACCTTGAACTTGATCGACAGATCGCCCAGCTCGGCGTACAGCTCGTTGAACTTCGCCAGCAGCTCGTCGCGGTCGTGGTTGCTCTGCTCGGGCAACTTCATGAACACGCCGCCCGATACCTGGGCGACGGCTTCGGCGAAGTGCGTCGAGTTCGAGAACTGCTGCATCTGGAGCGCCGTCTCGGTTAGCACCGATTGCCCCTTGCGCTCATAGATGCGGTTCTCGAGTGCGTCTCGTGTCATCCCCAAGGCGGCGGCCATTGCGTCCCACCCGCCCGGGTATTCCTTGATCATGGCCAGATAGCATTTCCTGATTTCCACAACGTCTCCTCTTTTCCTGTGGTTACGCGGCTACTGAGAGGCCGCTAAATTTGTTTCTGAGTCGTGCAGATCGGCGAAAACGTCCGGCCTAGCCAGCTTGAGAAACATCAGGCGGGCCTGCGGAATGCCGTTCTTGCGCCACTCGGAAACCGACGCTGGCGCGACTTCGCAGATGCGAGCGGTTTCCGAAGTTCCGCCAAGGCGGTCAATGACGACATTGGGGTCTGGAGTCATGGCTACTTGTCCGGTGATGAGCAACACCGACAGTTTAGGCATGCCTAACACGCAAGTCAAGGCATACCTAAACCGTATTTAGTTAGGATTGCCTAAATGGAGACTTGGAACGACCGACTGAACAAAGCCATGGAGGCCCGCGGCAAAATTGCTGCGGACTTGGCGCGCGTGACCAAAAAGAAACCGGCCTCCGTGTCTGGCTGGCTCAGTGGCGGCACCAAGATGATGGAAGCCGACAACAGCACCATCATTTGCGACTACCTCCAAATCAAGCCGCAGTGGCTGTTCTTCGGGAAAGGCCCGAGCGGTCTCGAAGAGACGCTGCCAGATGTCGTTCAAGTCGAGCAGCCCCTGCCGGTCGCAGAGATTCAGAGCACTCTCGACTACGTCAGGCACGAGCTCGTCACAACGGCGAACGTGTGGTGCACGGACAGGCCAGACGTCGTTGTGAAAGGCGACAACGAGGAGCTGTTCTTCGAGGTCAAGCACGACAGAGCGGTATCCATGATCGACCGGCTGCTGGGCAATATTGGCAGAGGCAACGAGGGAACCATTGCTGTTCCAGTCTTCAGTGCCGCAGGGTCAATGGGGCCAGGCGAATACCAGAGCGACCACGACACTATCACCGGGGCGTTGCAGCTCGCGGAGCGCTGGGTGCGTGAGAACCTGACGTCAATCACGACCCCTCGGAATCTAGCCGTCATCTCCGGCTGTGGCGACTCGATGTCTCCCACGTTTCTCGATGGCGACGTCCTTCTTGTCGACACCGGGATCCAGAACGTGAATATCGATGGCGTCTATGTCCTGAGCGCCAACAACAGGCTGTACATCAAGCGCGTTCGTCAGCGCCTCGATGGGCAGTTCGAAATCTCCAGCGACAACCCGACCGTCAAGACCGTCGATGTTCTGAACGGCGACCAAGAGGTCACCATCCATGGGCGTGTTGTCTGGGCGTGGAATGGCAAGAAGCTCTGAAGGTCATGGGCAACCTGCCGGCCAAAAGAGCGACGGACTCGGTTGATCTGATTCAGCAGGCCAATCAGTACGTTTTGGCCATGCTGTTCCCGACGTCTAGGTCGGCAATCTTCCCTATCGCTCTCGGGCTGGCAAAGACCGCGTCCTGCTACCGTGAAATACCTCTGGATGGACGCATTTTCCACGCGGCCTTTTTCTCGGCCGACATTGATGCGATGAAGCTCGCCTTGTCGCTCCTGAACTTTGCTCGTCGAATGACTCACACGCAGGTGTATGGCCGTGGGCAGCTGATCAACAACCCCTACAGGGCAGCAAGCGTCATCCAGTGCTACATGAACAGCCTGAAGCCATCTGACCATCGAGCGCATTGCCATATCGTGAAGCGTTTTAGGATGGATTCGGCCGTTCCGATGTTGCCAAACAATGGTGCGGCAATCCCAGACATTGACCACGTCGACATCGAGATCAAGCTGGGCGAAGATTTTCACTTGAACATGGGCAGCTTCGACTATTCATCGTTTATCGTCCCATGCTGCTTCATAGCGACGTCCGCCGACTTCAAATTGTCGTCTGTTTTGCCTGTGTCTTTCGAAGATCAGATTCGGGCGGCCGGAGCGAAAAGTGACTGCGACTGGTGTCCACATTTCAAACCCGAAGACTTAAAAAGACTGTAAGGGGTATGGCATGAAAAAGCTGATGTTCTGTACGGTGGCCGCAGCCGCCATCGCTACTCTATCGCCGACTGCAATTGCTGCCTGCAACGAGGCTGCCGCCGCAAATGTCCGCGCATCGACGATGGACGATAAAGGGAAGCTCAACATGCTGCGTGGCCTTGGGTGCGACACATCCGACCTGGCCAAGAAAGTAGAGGCAGACCAGCAAGCCGGCTTGGAGCTGAATCGCAAGATCAATGCGGAGCGTGCAGCCAGAGAGAAGGCTGAACGTGAGGAAAAGGCCAGGAAGACGGAAGCCGCGCTGTCCGCCCAGATTGCGGAGGACAATGCCAAGCGCGACGCTTTCGAGCAGGAAATGGCCGACAAGTGCGGCGAATACCCGCTCGACCTGAAGATCGGCATGAGCGAGAAGCTGCTCAAAATGGGGTGCGCTGGTCAAGCCGATCTCGTTGGGGAAGACAAAGCGGCGCGCGTTTACCGGGTGTATGGCGCCCTGGTGTCGGTGCTCAACGGTAAGGTTGTCCGGTGGGTTCGACAATAGCCAGCCACGCCACAACCACAAGCCCGCCAGTGAGCGGGCTTTTTTTTCGCTGACACCCCTCAAGGTTCGCTGACAAACACAGGCCGCCGGAAATAATTTCGGCATGCCTAACATTTCGCTTGACTTGGTTGTTAGGGTTGCCTAATATCGTTGGTAGGCAAACCGAACAAGGAGATGCGAAATGGCAACAGCAGACACGCACGACGTAGCCAAGCAGGCAGCAGACCTCTTCAATACGTTCACCCCATTCAGGATCGGCCCTGAAAACATCGTTGAGTGCAGGGAAAACGGCGTCCTCACCTATCGCCGCAGCCCGATCGATGAAGCCGGTTGCCACCTGTCCGACGCCGAACTGCGCGGCATGCCTTTGTCGCAAGACGAGGAAGAGTGCGCCGGCAAGCTGATGCTTCCGTTCCGCGTCACCGTCACCGTTCCCAACCGCATCCCCGAGCAGCTCTCCATCTTGGCCGCGTCCAGCTGCGACGCCGTCATGCGCGCCTTCGAGCTGCTGTTCCCCGACTTCGACAGCGTGAAGCCCCACGGCGGGCTGAAGGTTGCCGTTGAACCCGTCCGGAGGGCTGCGGCATGAACCTGACCGGCTACACGTTCAACGCCGACCAGGGCGTCGTCATCGGCAAGCGTGGCCAGCCCGTCGGACGGGTGTGCTCGCGCGGCTACGTCGAAGTCCATGACGGCCGCAACACCTACCGCGCCCACCGGATGATCTGGCAGCACGTGCATGGCCGGATTCCGGCCGGCATGGAGATCAACCACAAGAACGGCATCAAGACCGACAACCGGATCGAGAACCTCGAACTGGTGACCCGCAGCGAAAACGCGCTGCACGCCTCCCGCACCGGCCTGACCGACTACGCCGGAGAGCGCAACGGCCGGGCCAAGCTCGACGACACCGCCGTCCGCGTCATCCGCACCTCGAAGCACAAAACCCGCGTTCTCGCCGCCGCCTTCGGTGTGAGCGTTTCCACCATCAACCGCGTCCGGGCAGGCCGGGTCTGGTCGCACAACCGCCAAGGAGAAGCATGATGCGCAAGTTCATCGGCGACTTTCTCTACTACCTGCGCCGCGGCCACAGCGTCCGCAATGCCTGGCGCTTGGCCCACCTCACCATCTGAAGGAGACACAGAACCATGAACGCACCCACCCCGGGCTTCATGCCCGACCGCACCAAGTTCATCGGTGGCAGCGATGCCGCCGCGATCCTCGGTGTTTCGAAGTGGAAGACACCCTTCCAGCTGTATCAGGAAAAGATCGGCGCCTTCGTCGAAGAGTCCAGCCCGATGCGCGACCGCGTCCTGAACCGCGGCAAGCGCTGGGAGCCGGTCGTCGTCGAAATGCTGGTCGATGAGCTGCAAGGCCGTGGCCACGACGTCCAGATCATCGCCCGCAACGAGCGTTATCAGGATCCCGAGTTTCCCTTCCTCGCCTGCGAACTCGACCTCGAGCTGCTGATCGACGGCGAGGAAGTGAATGGGGAAATGAAGACCGTCCATCCGTTCGCCGCCAAGGACTGGGGCGAGGAAGGCACCGACGAAATCCCCATCTACTACGCCGCCCAGGTGATGCACGGTCTGATGATCAAGCCGCGCCGCCGCGCCATCGTTGCCGCGCTGATCGGCGCCGACGACCTGCGCATCCACTTCCTTGACCGTGACGACGAGACCATCGCCGGCATGCGCCCCCGCGAGATCGAGTTCTGGCAGCGCATTCAGGACCGTAACCCGCCCGAGCCGACCGACCCCGTCGACGTGAAGTGGCTCTACCAGCGCGACGGCGGTACCGCGATCGAGGCCGATGACGAGCTGGCACTGATCTGCCAACGCCTCAAGGACATGAAGGCCGACGCCAAGAACCTCGACGGCCAGATCGAACTCGTCGCCGCGCAGATCAAGGCCCGCATGGGCACCGCCGCCACCCTGCTGTATCGCGGCAAGCCGCTGGCCACGTGGAAAAACAACAAGGACAGCGTGACCACGGACTGGAAGGCCGCCTATCTCGACCTGCAGCCGACGGCCGACCACACCGCGCAATTCACCACCACGAAGCCCGGCGCCCGCCCCTTCATCGTCAAGTAACACCCGCTCACTCAAGGAGAAAACACATGAGCAGCCAAGCACTGAAAGCCGTAGCAACCGGTGGCGAGCCGCCGGCAAAACTGTCCGACATGAAGCCCAAGGAGCAGATCGCCTACCTGCTGAAGACCAAGCAGGGCGAAATCTCCAAGATGCTGCCGAAGCATCTGAACGCCGACCGCCTGCTGAAGGTCGCCCAGATCGCGGCCACCACCACCCCGGCCTTGGCCAAGTGCGACGTGGCCAGCCTCGTCGGCGCCATCGGTCAGTGCGCCCAGATGGGTCTCGAACCGAACACCGTCCTCGGCCATGCCTACCTCGTCCCCTTCAACACGAAGCGCAAGGACGCCAACGGCAACGAGCGCTGGGTCAATTCGGTGCAGGTCATCATCGGCTACAAGGGTCTGATCGACCTCGCGCGCCGCTCCGGCCAGATCGTCAGCATCGCCGCTCACGAGGTGTGCGAGAACGACAAGTTCGAACTGGTCTATGGCCTCGAAGAGAAGCTGGTTCATGTGCCGTCGCTGGGCGAGCGCGGCGACATCCTCGGCTTCTATGCCGTGGCCAAGCTCAAGGACGGCGGCCACTGCTTCGAGTTCATGAGCATGCGCCAGGTGCAGGAGATCATGGCCGCCACCCAGAGCAAGGGGAAGTACGGGCCGTGGAAGGACAACTTCACGGAAATGGGCCGCAAGACGGTGATCCGTCGCCTGGCCAAGTACCTGCCGCTCTCGATCGAGTTCCAGACCGCCGCAGCACTTGACGGCATGGCCGAAGGCGGCAAGGACCAGCACCTCGACGCGATGGACGGCGACTTCGCCATCGTGCCGGACGACGCGCCCTACGCGGCCGGCTCTGTCGATCAGGAAACCGGCGAGATCACCGACCAGGACGACGCCCAACTGCGCCAGCTCGAGCAGCAAGGCTCCGCTGGCGATGCCGGCGGATTCCAGCCGAGCGCCGATGAACTGGCCGAAATCCACGCCCGTGAAATGGCCGAGGCCGGACAGCAGACCACCAGCCGCCCACGCCGTGAGCGCGGCGGCATGAGCATGGAGTAACCCATGAGCCAGCGCGTGCAAGACCTCTACGAGGAGAAGGAATTCGAGGAGCTGCTCGAGGACGCGCGCATGAACGCCGCGAACGACTGGGAAGAGTCGTTCGTGGCCGACATGAAGGGCCGCTACACCGAGTACGGGCGCCGGATGTACATCAGCGACGCCCAGAAGGACCACCTTGAACGAATCGCCAACGACGAATAGCCGAAAGGACACCAAACCATGAACGCACCTCAAGACTTCCGCAACATGACCGCCGACACCATCGGCAAAGACCTGCTGCAGGCCCTCGTAATGGAGCTGAAGCTCCTGCCGGAACCCTGGCCGAAGCTCACGAAGAAGAAGCAGGACGACATCATCGACCGCCTCCGCAATCGCGTGGAGACGAACGTCAAGATGGCCGTGCACATGCTGGCCGCCGAGGGCCGCACCGTGGTTGCCGGCGATCTCGACCAGATCACCATCAAGGACGGCGTCAAGGCCGTGGTGAAGTTCGGGACCGGCGCCGCCAATCTTCACGAGCTGTACGAAGTCGCCGGCAAGTCCGTCCTGGTCGTGGTGGCCAATGCCGCCGACCACACTGGCGGCATGAGCGACGTGCAGGGCGAGGACGACCAGCGCGCCATGGACCTCGGCCACGAGTACCACGACAACGACGGCGGCGGCATGGAAGATCAAACCGGTGACGGCAACGTCATCGAGGGCGAAGTCCTCGGACTGCCCGCACCGGGCAACACCACGCCGACCGAAGAAGAGCTGCAGCAGACTTTCGAGGACGGCTACCAGGCAGCCGCCGACGGCAAGCCCGAGAGCGACTGCCCGATCATCCGCAGCGAGCTGGTCATCGAGTGGATTCGCGGCTGGAAGGCTTGGCACGAAGAGCAGACCAGCAACGAGGAACCCGCCGAAGAAACGGGCGACCCGCTGTATTCGGACGCCGTCGCCATCGTCCAGGCGGAAAAGCGCGTCTCGATTTCCCTGATCCAGCGTCGCCTGATGATCGGCTACAACCGCGCCGCCCGACTGGTCGAGGAAATGGAAGCCAAGGGTGTCGTCAGCGCTCAAGACGCAGACGGCAAGCGCACCGTGATCGACAACGACGAACGGAAGGCGGCCTGATCATGAAAATCACCTCCATCCAGATCAGCAACGTCCTCGGCGCCCGCGCCGTCGACGTGAAGCTGGACAAGCCGGTGATGCTGTTCGCCGGCAAGAACTTCGCCGGCAAGAGCAGCATTCAGGAAGCCGTGCGCATGGCCATGACCGGCGAAAGCGTCCGGGTCGGGCTGAAGAAGGACTACGTCGCCCTGGTCACCGAAGGGCAGGAGGCCGGCTTCGTTCAGGTCGATACCGACGACATGCAGTACTCCGTCGTCCTGCCGGCCGGCAAGGGCGTCCATTCCGATAACCACGCGCTTCCGTACGTGCTGGATGCCCAGCGTTTCGCCCAGATGCCCAGCGAGGTGCGCCGCGCCTTCCTGTTCGGCCTGATGGGGCTGCGC